CACTATTGGAGGCATCATCATTATCGCCAAGACTTATATCAGCTTGCGCCCAAGTCTCATCACTTGCATTATCAACGTAAATCTTAGCAAGGCCATTCCTATCTATTGTAACAACTACAAAATGCCAGTCCGTAATAGTTCCAGGGTCTGTGTATATTGATGCAGTACCAAGATTTAGAGTTGTAATGGAGCAATAATATCTATTATTACCAATATCTGTAAATACGACAAATCCATTGCCATCGATATAGCCATCAATCGCTGTACAACTATCTGCCGAAGTGCATTTCGCCCAAAAACAAACAGAAACATCTTGGTTTGGCGTTAATTGTATCGCTGGGATATTATCACAAATAACCGTATCAGGATTAGAATGCGCAAGGGCAAAACCACCACCTATTTTCCCTGTCGTGTGGAGCGTAGAAGTAATACCCGAAGCTGTACCGGTATTGTCATTACCAGAGTAATCCTTTACTGTAGTAGTTGCGGCATTTTCATTGAGTCGCCAAAATCCCTGTAGTCCGTCAGTAAGTGCCATAGTTAGTCCATAATCTCAATTTCACACATAGCAATAACCGGCCCGTTAAGATTAGCTGCAAAGAGCTTTTCCAGTCCAGGCCTTTGGCCACCACGTGCCTTATTCTCAAGAACGTCATAAGGTCTTACATTACTCAAGTAGGCAGAATACATATCTTCCTGCCTCTCAACAGCAATACCTTTATGGACACCCTTAAACGGAAAGATAAATTCTAAATCTTCCGTCCGTTCACGTTTACTTACTTTGTTCTTTTTCTTTGCCATTACTTAGCTCGTATACAATATATCGACAACGTCATTTTCCGCTTCGCCGATAAAATATAACCGATTCAAATCATCTATTTGCAACTCCAAATACATAGCATTTTCGTCAGTAAGACCTTGTTCCGGTACTTTTATTCCAGTGGTTGCAGTGCAAGCCACTCCTATCGTAACCTTGACATTAGAACTGCCTGTAGGACACGATAACCATACCTTCTTGCACGGCACAGAAGTAGCACCTCCAGTAGATGTTCCACCCCGTATTTGAAAAGGCGTAGCCGGAATCGTAACACGATTAGAACCACCATAATTCGGAACTACGTCAAGCGATGCACCTGCTAAATCACTCATAATTTACTCCTTACAAATCATATTTCGTTGGATGTCCTCTACCAAGCTCAAGAACCGATGACAAATAAAATACTTCAATGAACATCTTACCAGCAGAAACACTGGTAAAGTCAGCATTGGTGGTTACGAGAGCGCAAACACTCGTTTCCGAAGCAATAAATTCCATTGGGTCTTCCGCTGAATCACCAACGGTAGCCGCTGTGTAAACATTAACCGAAGTTCCATCTGTAAACTCATCTGCCCCAGACGACTTACCAACCGTCATCGTAGCTGATGTATCACCAGTAAAACCTTCGGTTACCGTAACCTTTGTACCAATAGCAAACGCTCCGACCGGAAGTTTTTGTGTAAGAGTAATTGCTCCTGTCGCTGAACTAACAGTCAGGTCGCCATACTCTACCCATTGAGATATTTTACTTATTCCCATTCCAACAGGGCTGCGTTCGAGTTCTGCATTAACATTACCTGCACTCATTTTTATTTTCCTTTCATTTAATCACTTACGCCATAAACTGACGTAGGAGCGGGAATTTTTCTAAAACTCCTCGCCATTATTTCGTTATCTAAAACTCCAGTACCACCTCCGTTATAGCCAACTGTATCAGGTGCAAGCTGCCTGTCCTGCTCAATTAACTGAAAAAGAAGTTTTTCTGCCATTTGATTTTGAATACTAATTTCGTCATTCTCCTGTAATTCCGCAGCAGCCAAAGAACATTGCAAAATACATTCGGAAGCCAAAGAGCCACCTACAAACACATCTGATGTTTCAGTTGGCTTTTCCGGCTCAATTACATAACTGTATTTCAAAAGATAAACACCGCCAGGTTGCGGATGCAATATAACTTCATATCTTTGTCCGGTATCCTTAAAATACTTACCCGCTCTAATTGCATAAAATAACGGATAGTTAGAAGACGCTGAAAAAGACCTCATAGTCATAATTTTAGATACACTACACATAACCAAAGGCGACCTTCCTTCGTCATCATCAAATTTCAAACTATTATTTGAATAAACAAAATCAGATGGCAATTGATATTCCCATTTATCAGCGGTAGTATTTATCGTAGACCTCTGTTTCAAGAAACTCCAAATATGTAATTTTCCAGTTACAGGGTCAATAGAAGATAAAAATCTTCTGTATCCACGATAAACAATATCTTTTACTTTTGTAAGGTCATCTCCAGCAGGACTTGAACCTAAACCGATAAATTCACTTACTTTTATGTAAACATCACTAAATGTCAATTTCATCAGAGCCATAATGTTATCCTTTGGCCGAACAAGGGGCTGTAACGCCCCTCGCCCAACCTTTTAGGGAGACAGAAACGTCTCTGTTTCCAATTAAACACTTTCTTTTTTTGCACAATTCTATCCCTTATTTTGTTGGTTCACCCAACAATTCATAAACCTGCCCTACTATCAAGGGCGGGTAAACTTCGCCAACCCTGTTTTTAAGTAAGACAATATCGTCAGCAGATAAATCAACTTCTTTATTGTCATTGATTTTTTTCGCCAGGTTAAACTTTTTAAGTTTCTCCGTGCCCGCTTCCGTTTTGCCTTGTCCCATAGGCGCTAAAAGAGCGTTTATCAAACACATTTCTAAGGTGGCATCCACCGCTTCACCTTTAGTGTTAGTATCTTTTAACGCCTCGCCACTAAGGTTCGTTAATACAACTTCTGTCTTGAGCTTCATAACTGTCTCCTTTGTAAAAGTAAAAACATTTTAAGACGCGGTATCACTATAAAGATTAAGGTACATATCTGTACCACCTATCTTAACTTTAATAACGCCCAATTTATCATCAGCACCACAAGTTGCATCTGCTGTATACGCACAACTCTTAGTAGGGCCACTATCGTAGGTAACAAACAAGTAGTCAACTGTTTCACCGATAGGAGTACCTTCATCAAAGTAGATAAAGGCCGTGTCTCCACCACATGCAATTCCATTATAAATAGAAAGCTGTGCGGCAAAAATGTCGCCATCCACTGTACCAGAATCAGTAGCTGTATGTGCCTTAGCCCAGATACCAACTAATTTCCCAGCACCGGAAATAGCACCATCGGAAAGATTAGACGCCTGAGACCATAGACCATACACATCACCAACACAAGCAGTGCCAGCATTGCCCGTGGTAAACTTAGCACCAATCAAGCCACCAGCACCAGTTCCAGTAAGTACAGAACGAATCTGAAATGGCAGGAATTGTGTAGTTATAGCTGATGTAACATACTGGTTCGCAAAGGTAGACCCAGTACCAACACTTAATGCCGCGGTACCTGATGCAGCATATAAGAACATATTAGGGTCAAGTTTTGCCAAAGTAATACCAGCAGTACCATCAAGGCCTGTCTCAGTTTCCATTGCGATAGCAACAGGTCTTGAGTTAGTGGCCGTGAAACCAAGCTCCTGTGAGTCTGCTGTAATTGCCAAAACAGTCAAACCAACAGTGGTATCAACATCACATCGTACTGGAACAATAGCTCCGGTAGGAACATAAATATCCAACCAGCGTCCACCGAGTTTACCTGCGTAACTTGTTCCCTTTACCACACCAGCAAAAGTGTAAATGTTATCTGCGTCAAGGTCTTCAACACGAAGATATTTACCATCGCACTGCGAACCTTCGGCAATTGTCATTGTTTTAGTACCGCTTGCTATCGTGCCTATCATCGAAGTAGTAGCATCAAATTCATAACAAACCGGCATACCTTCATAAATCGTACTGGTCGTCTCTGTGTAATATACTCGCTTTGTTACAGCGACCGCATTAGTCCCAAATTGAGGATTCATAATTTTTTAACTCCTATTTTTTCTGTCGTTTCGTTAAGAACGAGCGAAGCAACAAGTTTAAGTTTTGTTCCTGCGACCGTTACGTTCATCCAGCCGCAGGACTAAAAACCCCAGACATCCATCCGTGGGTTTAACATCTACCAACTACTGTTGGTTTATTAAAAAGCCCAGACGTTGACGATTATTACTGTAATAGCAATAACTCAAGTCCAAGTGAATTTTAAGGATATTGTGATATTGGTCTCTTGCTACCGGCTTACCAACAACAAAGTTGCGACTCGAAAGAACTGCAACGTGGAAGAAATCCATATTAACTCCAAATAATGGGTCTGTTCCGTAAGTATCGGTATCAGCCGTATCAAGCTGCTCAACATACACAAACGGAACACCTTTATAAACAGGTCGTCCGTGATATGCACTTAAACCTTTTGGCCCTGCCTGGTCATCTTCTTTTCGGAGCAGTGCGTTGAGATTACCAATCACATTATCAGTTGTGAAATACCTGAAATTCCCAAATGTACTCTCTTCGGCAATCTTCTTCGGGACAAGCGGTGGAATAAAATGCGTCTTACGAACCGCTCTATCCAAAAGAATTAACAGATTATCACCAAGATTACCGTTATGGTCAGCGTAGTAACTTCCCCATCGTGCATTACTTGAAGCACTTGAAGCTATATTGCCAGCATCATACTCAGTAGCAGAACCATCGTTGTAATGCGCCGAATAACCAGTAAAACCACCGGTACTATTATCTGTTCCAAAAGGCAACCAACAAGGCAGTCCGTGCGGATTCTTCTTATCTGTCGAACTTGTTGGTGTCGAGAACATACCTTCCTGCAATAATTCAATAAATTCTCGATACATATTCAACTTCTTACCTTCAAGATAACGATACGTTCTCAAGTTATCATTCAAAGTTTTTGCAAGTTCAATAACACTATAAGAGCAATTGGTTGTCGCATCCGTCCACTCAACCTTGCCCTCTTCGTCCGTATTAACTCTGTTATCACTATCTTCTTCCCAAGCAGAAATATGCTTGGCATTACCCGTATCACCAAGTGTTATCCAGAACTTTATTCTGTCGCCACCGGTTTCTTTGTCGGGCTTACTAAATAAATCATTAACAGGTGCATAAGACGCATCCTTAAACGTCATTTGAAGGTCATTTTTTTTATGCGCCTCAAATGTCGAATAGGCAACGTCAATCGCCTGGTCCATCGTAATTTCTGGCATAATTCAACCTCTTTAACTTTCTATGCCCGCCTTACGCTTAGCTTCACTAATTTCAGCAATTTTTCGTTCATTTTCAGTCTTAAAAACTCGCTTTTTACCTGCCTTATTGGTAGGTCTCGGTGAAAATTTCGTTTTACGAGCATTGAGTTGTTTAACAATCTTTTTTTCTGCAATGCCCTCGGAGTTCTGGCCAAGATACCAGAACATTGCCTGCTGCATTGCACGCTTGAAAGACCCGCCTTGCTTTTGCTGAAACATCTCAGCAGTATCATAAATCTCAGAACGAACCTTAAAGGCCGGATGATTTATGTCGTTTGACAAGTCTACAGTTTTTCCAAACACAGGAAAATTCTCTACTTCTGAGTCAAAAACTTCATTAGCTGTCTGGATATTTTTATTAAGAATATCTACTTTCTTTTCTTCATTAAAACCATCCATATTGGCATTGATTCTATTTATGGTTGCAATCGCAACGTTAAGTTTATCGGCCAGCGGCTCAATAACATCGCTAACGACTTCACTACCATACTCATCAGAAAACAATTTCAACTTTTCCTTATCAAAAGCTACCACAGAAAACTCTTCCTTTTGCTTGGCCTCGACTTTAACTGGTTCTGCTTTAACTGGCTCTGCCGGCTTCCTTCGCTGGTCGTCATAAGAATCAGCCAAATCAGAAAGGATACTCTCATCAGTTTCGGCAATTTTTATAATCTTTTCATCACTCCAGCCACGTCTGCGTCCAGCAGTTATAAGTCGAAGGTCTATTTCCTCGTATTCATCATCGGCCTCGGCCTTAGAATCTTTTTCGCTCTTCGAGGAAGTTTCCTCCTCTTCAGTTTCTTCTTCTAATTCTTCTTCTAATTCTTCTTCAGTTTCTTCTTCTATTCCTCCTGGTTCAACTGAATCTCTAATCTTTTGCATCTCATTAGCAAACGAGACCGGAACACCGTCCTTGTTCATAGTTTCTACTTCAACTTGAGACACTTCTTCCGTTGATTCAATTTCTTTTTCAGTTTCTGGCATAGTATTTGTCTCCTATTTTTTTGCTTTTGCAACCATCACACAATTTTTGGGCTGGTGAATTTGGGGTATATACATTTCCACAACCAACACATACTTTATTATTCAATTTTTTCTTTGGCGGTTTATTAATCTCTTCTGTTATGTGCTCTGTAGCATCTTCTGTAACATCTTCTAATAACAAACCGGCATTTTTAAGGTAATCACCAAGCCCTTTATAAAGTTCCGGCACTAAATTCTTGTCCCCATCCGTATCAAAAAGCCGAATACTGAGATTTCTCATTCTTCCACTGGCATTAAAATGAAGTTCAAGTGTCGGAACTTCTTTCTTCGCCAACTTAAATGGCATCATAAGAACCCTAACGCTACTGCCATCTTTGTATTCGTGCTCAAAATATGTAGCACCCATTATTCTGTCTCCTTAATTATATTCTTCATAATTTCGCTGTTTCATTCTTTCTAATTTTTCTTTCCTATGATGTATAATCAATCTGCCATCAGGCGTATATTTCGAGCCAGGATAAATCCTTTCCGCCTCTTTTATCTGACTTGGGTCAATACCCATAGAAACGCTATATCTGATACTATCCTTACAATTGGTACTTGGCAAAGAAATAATCCTTTTTGCGAGTTGCCCGCATTTTTCACATTTCGTTCCTTTTGAGTTGCTTCTAAACGACTCAAACTTTTCGGTTATTTGTTTACAACTAACACACTGATATTCATAAATCGGAATGCTAATCACCTCTTTCCCGCAAATAATTTATGTAGTTCCTACCACTACATATTCATAAGATGGCGTTTCCGCTGCGCCATTGTTTTTTACATAAACAGTTCCAGCTGGCTTGAAGGTATGAACTTCACCTTCCGCTATAGAAATATCTGCATCAAAAGAACTGGAAAAATCACAATCAATATCAATTGCACCAGAAACAGCTTTAATCCAAATAAGCTCTACCGTACTAACATCACCTAAATCCAATAGTTCGGCAGTATCAGCGGTCGCAAGGACTCGATAATTGTAAGTCGCAGCCGTAGCCGCAGTTGTTACATCAAAACTTTCCGACAGAGATATATCTTTGCCAAGACCAGTTAATTCAATGCTCGTTTTTATTGTGCAAACAACAGCCATTATTTTACCCTCTTATAAAGTTTTTTCCGTTTTTTCCGCTTTAGGATTTTCGCAGTCAACTCTTTTTCTTTGTGTAAATATGTTTTCTTGCCACCATAAATTTCTTTAATTTTCGTACCTACTCTCGAAAGAAAAGATGGTTTCTTTTTTCCAGTTGGTAGTTCTCTGTCAGTAACTTTGGCTTTTGCAGTTGCCATCCTGTCTGCTTCCGAAGTTGTTTTGCCTTGAGAAATATACTTTTCCAATAACCTGTTATACACAACTCTATTCACACCCATATTTTACTCCTTTTGAGAACTTTGCCCACCGGCACGTGCCTGCTGCTGGGCAAGATTAGAATTTCTTGAAGCCGCACCCATCGCACCCGTCCTACCGTCAGAAACTCCGCTCGAAACTACTGTTCCCTGCATTGGCTGATAAGAGTTTAATCCTGGTTTATTGGTCGGCACTTCCGGTATCCACCAATTATCTAAATTCTTAACGTCAAGATACATAGCAAGTTGCTTTGTAATCTGGTCTATATTTAATTGATTGCCTTGCTGAGCAGCCATTTGACTTGACGGTAATATCCACTGGTTAATAAACTGTAACATCCTCTGATAAAGCATATCAGGCGTATGCCGCTGCATACTATACGGCTCAATATCAAAGTTGAAATCCCAAAAATCGCCTTCTTTTTCCTGCTGAGAAAATACAACTTCCAAACCTTCTGTGTCAGGAACTCGTTTTATCAATGGCAATTGAATGAGCGGGTCAGTCCATAAAAACCACGCCATTTTTCTCGTAATCTTCTTAACAAAACTATGTACCTGAACAGACATATCTTCGAGTATCCTCGTAGCATTTGCCTGAAGTAATTGCTCCTGACCGAGAGTTCCAGCTTGAGATTCCCTACCACCAGCACTATACATATTCGTATAATGCCTTGCAAACTGACCTTCAATATATTGAGTCCATTGATAATTTTCGGGATTCACGCCACCGTACTTAATCTCTTTCATACGGTCAATGTTCTCAACTTTTACACTTCCGCCGTCAGCAGTCTGCGTTACTCTTTCAGCATCTTCAGCGGCAATAGATTCATAAGCTAATACACTTTTTTCCCGCTCTGCCTGTTTTCTCATTTTTACCACAAGAGTATTTAGCATTGTATCCATATCTATCCACCCCCAAGCAGGCGGAATTGGGATAGGAGAATTGGGGAAAAATTTATAACCAAGAACATCAAACGGCCCATCTTCAGGCCCATCCCATTCAACAGTGCGAAGAATACCTGTTTTTCTATCAGGTGGCATTATAGTTACGATAACACCTTCTCTCGGCAACCATAAATCATAAAACTCACTATAATCTTTCAAAGTCCTGTAATCATTACCAATTTCTTTCCTTGAAATAGAATCAGGAGAATTGTCGCCATACAATTTATAATCTGCCGATATGTTGTCTGCGTTTTTTGAAAAAAATTCCTTTGCATATTCTGTCGGTAAGAGGTATCTGTGTCCTTCAAAATCAAACCCCTCCCTATCTTTAGCAGTGGCATCGCCCACATAATCACTATCATCTATTACATCACAATATGGCTGACCTAAATTATGTTTATAACCAGCAACTTCCACTTCCTCTTCGTGCATAATTCCGGTCTTGGTAATACCCATACCAAACATCGAATTTCTTACTGCTGGACGAAGCGTTCTCGCAGCAAAATTTATTTCGTCATACAAATGCCCAAGGGCAAGTTGGGTCGTATGTGCCCAGGGTTGTAATTGAGGTATTTCGGTATTAACTACAACAGCAGGATTACCCATTACTAAATAAGGAGCAATAATGCTAACGCCCCTTTGAGTAAGATTTATCGGCCTCAAGCTATGTTTTTCCGATGATTCAAAAAAACCATTAGCGTCATAATCAAGCATTTTCCGTCTATGACCAAGAGTCGGCTCAGTCATTTTTTGCCAGGTCTTTATTCCTTCCTGTAATCGCTGAGGAAAACTTAATTTAACATTTGTTGTATCTAATATAGCCATTTTTTATTCTCTAAACTTTTTTGTTCTTCTCTTTTTCTCACTAAAGCTCGTGCCGACATACTATTGTTCCTAATACTCTCCATCTCTTTCATAGCCGCTCTCGGCTGGTCTGAAAGGGCAAGAATAAATAAGCCGTCAGGTATTACCCTATCTCCGTGTGCTGCTTTAGCGCCAGAAACATCATCAACCCTACTTGCTATCCCTATACTTCCGTTACGTAAAAAACTGTATCGTTCATATTCACTCACGGATTCCTTATCGTGAACAATAAGAGCTTTATATTGCAAATCTTTTTTGAGACCCTCATTCAAAGCAATTTTTAACTCAAACAATAAATCGTCTTTAGATTTTTTATCTGAATGCCAACCACTCTCTTTCCCTCTCGGTCGATACGGTATTCTTTCATTTGTATTGGAATAAACAAAACTGTATCCGTGTAAACGAATCCTTTTGCCAAACGAACCACCAGCACCACCATTTGATTCCCAAATTAGATACGCTTTTCTCGTAGCACCACCAGCCCACTTGCATATCGCTATAGTTTGGTCAGCAAATAATTCTGCTGACGTATTAGGACATACAAACGAACCAACTAATTCGTGAGTATTAACGTTGTAAACTTTAGCAACCGAATTAGATGCCCCCATTCCAAATGATATATCACAGGCAACGATATAATTATGTTTCTGATTCGGACGATTGTTTATTAATTCACCCCACCACTCAAATCTATTACAACCTGCATTTTCCTTGAAACACTCATTTACAATCTTTCCCTTTCTAACATTAAATTCAATTTCACCAGCATAATCGGCAGGCCGGACAAACTCATCTCTTATCCTCAAAAGAACCATCGGGTCAAAATAAATATCACCCGAAGCAACAGGATTCATATCGAGATTTTGCGCAACATCTCTCGGGTCTCTCCTTAAACACTCTTTATCATACCAGGGGCTTCGCCATTTATTAGCACCATCAGCAATTAAACTTAACTTCGCTTCGGGATATGCCGTTAACATATCTATCTCAAGTTCGCTATATTTCAAAGTCCCCTTAATACCAGCAGAAGGGAATTTTTTCTCATAATACTTTCCATCTTGAATTTCGATAACATTGAGGTCGGGCGATTTATAAAGACCTTTGTTTTTGACGGGATTTTTCCACCAGGGCATAAGGAACACTTTAATCTTTCCACTATACCGAAGTTCCGCAAACGGATGGTCTCTGCCGTAGAAATGAGTTGAATTATAAATTACGCAATCAGTAGTATCAGATAAGGTTTCCCTAATGTTTTGGGCAAGTTTGTGGTCAACACGACCGAACTCATCTACCATAACAGCCAACCGCCTATCACCAGCACCCATAGACTCATTGGTTGCCTCACCATCTATCATCGAACCATTATCAAGATTGGCATAATGAAGATGAGTTTTTTCCCTTTGAGGTCTTATCGTACTTGGTAAATGGTCGTTCATATACATAAGTTTATAAAAAAGACATTTATGGTCGCCACCTTTGTCAACAAATTCCTCTTTTCGAGAACCAACAAGGAACATAGACTCCGGCACAAGCAAATCATAAAGAAAAAATACTCCCAAAATTGTACAAGTTGCTCCCTCATCCCGACTCTTATCAAATAAGAGGTCGTGAGGAGTATCTATAGCTTCCCTGACGGCATCTACGGCTTTTTCCTCGTTAGGACGAAGAATGAACGGCAAATTCCTGTATCCAGCCCGTTGCCTTGGGTCAAGCGTCCACAGCAACGTGTTGAACGCTATCTGAAACTTCTCCCGACACATCAGAAGGAACTGCTTGCGAAACCCGCTGTCCCTCACTAACAGAACTACTAACTTCTGTCGAAATAACAGGTTTTGCTGAACCTCCTTCGGAATTATCCGGTAGAAGTCGTCCGGCGTATTGAGCGATTTTGTTAAAATCGAGCTTTCCATCTATTCCGCCTATAAAGTTAAATCTCTTTTCAGTTATTTCATATTTTCTTCGCTGCTTCCAATTCTCAGGGTCAAGATTACTCAAAAGAAATTGCATAAGAAGCGGCTCACCCTTTTGGTGTTCTGTAATGACTTTAACGCTTGTAACGGTTTTGCCGTCTGCCTTATATACCTTTATGGTCTTATCGTAGTCGTAACCCACCGCCGCACGGTAGAGTTGAGCTATTGCGTGCTGTTTTGCTACTTCCTTACCTACTTCGCACGCCTTCTTGAATTGTGGATACCTCTTTTTCCAACTTGGAATCGTAAGTGGAGATATTCCCCAAAGAAAAGCTAAATCCTTCTCGTCCATACCCGCTGCGACCATTCGGGCAGCTTCATCGATGTATTTCAAGTTGAACTTCGCATTCGACTTGACTTTGAACTTTTCCGGTTTATCACCCAAATGCTTATATCCTTTTTTCACAGGCGACATAATTTCCCTATGTATGCTTAATAAAAACAACATTAATGTTTATAAAAAACAACGTGTCGTTACAATTATTGCAACTGACATAAAAAAGTCAAGAAAAAAAAGATTTTTTGAAAAAAAAACTTGCAATCAATGACAAAGTTTTGCATAATACTGATTGTGAAATGTATAAAAGACAACTTGATAGTGGTTAGCGGCTTCGAGAGAGGCCACGCATTTCACACTAACCACTCTGAATATAGAAGGCCAGTTCTTAACCGAGCTGGTCTTTTTTTTATGCACCGAGGGAAATCCGGTAGGTGCGAGACAATTGATTCAGAGTCCCGTTGCACGGATTACGGCTTGAGTAAGTAGCAGTGCATCAGCATAGAACCTTATGCAGTATTGCAGTTAATGGATTCTTACAGTCCTGTTGCTTCCCGCCGGCGACAGGCCATCCGCAAGGATGCGCTCGGACTTGATTTTGCGTAGCGACTCGCCCTTATTTTGGGAAAAATGGCTTAGACAATCAAGGGTTATAACATACGGATACCTCAAGGTCGTTCAGTGTTAGCCGTCAGAGATGGCGGTTTTCCAGCCATTTCCTTAGGTTTTCAGTGTGTTTGTTGTAGTACAATGTTTAGAACTTGGAGAGAGTTAAGATGATTATTACTGTAGAGATTATAGAACAGGGAAAGAGTGTAAATGGTGCTTGGAGCAAAAAGCAGTTATTAGCTCTTGGCATAGATGTTAATAAAGAGTTCAAATTAAAAAAAGGTTGGAAGCATAAATTAATTGGCTCAAATGTTACTGAAAGCAATGTTAAGTTGTTTTTATCCTTGAAAGACAAGCATATCAAGAAAAAATTGTCCCCAAAACAGTTATCTGCCCTGATTGAGTATAAAGACAGAGAGAAAACAGAATTTCGGCGAAAGAAATCGATTAGACTAATGAAAGAGCAAAACTTACATTACGACTGCAAGAAGTGTTTTCGCGGCATAACTGGTAACTGTCTCGGTGCATTGCCTGACGGTTGTGAGTATTATTTTACACCTTGAACAGCATTTTTTGGTATGAAAAGGGTAAAATGAACGAATGGCTTGTAAATATCGAAGATTTACCGAAAAGTATAGTTAAATTCAAAGAACTATTATGTGGGTGTGGACAACCTGCAATTTGCTGGGATTATCTGCACGAATTTCTAAAAACCAGAGACAATGATACGCCTTACAAAAATACAGAGAATGCACTCGAATTGTTTTTTATGTATGTCGTTGATAATTGTGGAATGACGGAACACGGAACGTCAATTTATGGTGCCTGGTTGACAGAAGAAGGCAAAACAGCATTGTCCTGGCTCAATGAAAATACAGACAAACTTGACGATTTTGTTATAGGTTATTAAAAAGGACGAAATGAAAATTACAATAACCCTATACGATAAGATTACAAAAGTAAGAGGAACAACACCGCCCGTAGAATGGTTTTCTGATGACGAAGACCCAGAATATAGAATAGTTTTTGAATTTGAGGATAACAACTATAGTTGTGATTGTAATAGGTGTCTCTTATTGTATAGAGACGCACTGGAACAAGATTTTAACAAGGACGAATTTAACTGCACCACCAACCGAATCATCGTTGAGAAAATAACAGAATGCGATACAGGTAAAATAATTTACAGTGAGCAATTAAAGCAAGAAATTCAAAACCTACCTAATGGAAGTTTAAAGAAAATGTCAAAAAAAGATATAAAATCGTTAAAACCACCAATGGAAGCAAAGGGAACTTCTTGAAAATATCATATAAAATTTTTCACCAAAAATCGTACAAAATAAGGGAAGAGTATATTTATACCATATCGCACCTCCACCTATCCCCCAGCGGGGCCACCTACACCCCTCCTACCCTCTTAGCTGGCCATTAGCGAGTTAAACTAAACAACTACGACAAAACAAAAACGAGACGTATGCCTATGCTATACTGTGTTGATTGGGGCTATGATTGGTGGGGGTATGACTGAGTTGGGCCATCCTGGTGCATCCTGAGGCCTTTGGGTTGTGGCTGTTGTATGGCTTGTGGCTTATGTATGGTCTATTCGCCCATTTGCTCCCGCCATACAGGCATCCATACTCCCTGCTGCTCAAGCTCTGTGAGGGCATGGGTCAACAGTCTATTGATTGTCCTTACATAAGCTGGCTCGTGCCTTGCGTAGCGTTGGGCTATTACTGAGGGTATGCAGGCAGGTAGG